ATGATCCGGTATGCCGCCGCCCTTGTCGTCTGCCTGCTCCTCGCCCCCGCTGCCTTTGCTGCCGACCGGGCGCTGGTCATCGGCATCGGCAGCTATGCCAACCTGCCGGAGAAGATGTTCCTGGAAGGGCCGAAGAACGACGTGCCTCTGATCGAGAAGCTCTTGAAGGAAAAGCTCGGCTATCCGGCCGATTCGATCCGCGTGCTGCGCGACCAGGATGCGAGCCGCGCGGCGATCCTCGCCAGCATCGACGAATGGCTCGTCAACGGCACCGAGCCGGGCGACCGCGTCTATTTCTACTTCTCCGGCCATGGCCTGCAGGTGAAGGACCAGAACGGCGACGAGGAGGACGGGCTGGACGAGGCGCTGTCGACCTACGACATCGCGCCCGGCGACAGCGACTGGACGAACGTCATCCTCGACGACGAGATCGACGCCATGCTCGCAAGGCTCAAGGACCGCGCGGTCTCCATCGTCATCGACGCCTGCCATTCCGGCACCATCTCGCGCTCGCTGTCGAGCAATGTGGGCGAGGCGATGGAGAGCGCGCGCTTCCTGCCGCGCCCCCACGCCAAGCCGGCGGACGTGGTGAAGATGCGCGGCCTGCGCGTCGACGTCGCCGTGGTGGACAAGCCGGAGGTCGTCAAGGAGAACGGCGTGGAGGCCTGGAGCGCGGCGTCCTCCTACCAGGTTGCCTGGGACGATACCCGCCTGCCGCCGGAAGAGCGGCACGGCGTCTTCACGCTCTCCTATGTCAACGGCCACGAGATTTCCGCCGCCGACAGCAACGGCAACGGCATCGTCTCGAATGCCGAACTGCTGGAATATGTGAAGAAGCAGTCGCAGACCTATTGCGCCGCGCAGAGCGAGTGCCAGGGCCTCGACCCGCAGCTCGAGGTCAACTACGCGCTGCTCGGCGCAAGCGCCGTGGTCCCGGCCGCTGCGAGCGGCGGGCAGGTCCAGCAGTATCAGGAGCAGCAGACGCCCGATTACGGCAAGGTCGAGGAGGTGAAGGTCGAGAACACGCCGCAGACCGCCTATGTCGCGGCGAACCCGGTGGATGCCGTCAGCGACATCCTCGGCAAGCCGCCGGCCGGCGACGTCACGCTCGCCCTGTCCTCCTATACCCTGAAGACGGGCGATGCCTTCCGCATCACGGTGACGAGCAGCATCGGCGGCCAGCTCATCCTCTACGACGTCGACAAGGACGGCAAGGCGACGCAGATCTTCCCGAACGAGGCGGCGCAGAAGATCACGCCGCTCACGGCCGGCGTTCCGCTCACCATCCCCGACGACTATTACGGCTTCGATTTCGAGGCGGACGGCCCGAGCGAAAACGTGCTCGTCGCCATCGTCGTCGCCGACGACGTCAACCTCACCAAGGTCGCCCCCAGCGACTATGGCCTGACCAAGGACCTCGACGCCCGCACCACCATCGCCGACATCGCCGGCGCCCTGAAGCAGACCTGGACGCGCGACGTGGAGAACCGCAGCATCAACTGGTCGCTGGGACTGCTGAAATACCAGGTCTACTGAGCAAATCGCCGGCTGCGCCAAACCGAAGGAGAAATAGCGCCGGCAAGCGGCAGCGAAAGCTGTTTTTCGACGCATTTTCCGGGTTGACCCGGCAGAACCTCCTGCATATGTTCCGCGCACTTCCGCGAGGCGCCACGCCCCGCTCGGGAGCGCGTAGCTCAGCCGGTAGAGCAACTGACTTTTAATCAGTAGGTCCAGGGTTCGAATCCCTGCGCGCTCACCACTCGAACCCTCGACCCGCAGGCGCTTCAGGCTTTCCGGTCAACCTTAGAAGTGACTGATGAAGGTCACAAAAGGTCACACGAAAGTCACACGCTGCAACGGTCACTCGATCTCTCGCCTTTTTCTGGAAGAGTCGGTACTGTGCGACCGAGAGTAGAAGCGAGCCAGAGGTGTAGAAAATGCGATTTGCGATAATTGCAGCTATCGTCTTCGTGGGAACCGAAGCCAATGCCGCATGCGAGTTCGTTGATGGTGGCTGCTCGCGCGATGGCCATGGAAATAGTTATCGAACGGAAGAGAATTTCGGCGGCGGCTACAACACCTACCGCAATGGTGTTCTCGACTCTCAGACTTCCCAAGGTCTGAATGGCGGATGGACGACGCGAAGCCGGGACGGCGGCACTCTCCGCCGTTATGACTACGACCCTTACGCGGACCAGAATCGCGGCTATTGACTTCACACCGCCATATCCGAGTTGCTACCGCTCTCGTACCATTCGACCAGGTTGCCGATCGCGGTCGTTGCCATTTCCGGGTGGAGTGCCAGGTAGTGTTTCAGGATGATGTGTGCACCCTGCAGGGAGTGGCCGGAGACGGCGCAGATTTGCGGCAACGTGTTCTTGGCAAGCGCCATCCATGTGACGCCGGTAGCGCGCAGATCCTTTTCCATGATCGTCGCGCAGCTCGGCATGGTCTTCGCCGCTGCCGCGCGGATTTCGGAGAAGAGGTTGCGATAGGTCCAATGGTTCCACGGCGCCCAGGTGCTTTCGTTGAGATGGGCGTAGGGGCTAATGATCTCCTTGATCTTCCGCCGCTCGGCCGCTGCGTCCATCCGGGCCTTGTAGGGCGCGGCCACCGGGGGATTGACGATCGCCCCGGTCTTGTTCTGGCGCAGGACGAAGCGGCCCTTGCGGAATGCCGATAGCTGCAGGCGGAGGCGATCGTACTGGCGCTGGCTGGTCCAGACACCGCAATAGAGCATGTCGGCGAAATCCGGCCGCCGGAACTTCTCGCCCTCTGCCGTCGCAACCAGGTGGTCGAATTCCTCGCGGGTGATGAAGCGGGCACGCGCCGCCGGCGCCTGCATGTCGAGATCCCGGGCCGGGTTCATGGTAAGCCCCTTGATACGGCCGGTGCGCAGGCCCCAGCTGATCGCCATACCGAGGATCGTCAGCGCGCCGCGGGCCGTCGCGAGACCTTTGCTCTTCCACAGGTCTTCATAGAGGCCGTAGCAGATCGACTGGTCGAGTGCCGAGATCTCCGATGCCCACATGTCCGGATCCCACAGTTCCAGGACGCGGGCCTTCTGCTTGTAGTCCTTGATGGTCGCCGGCGGCCGCGGCGCGCCGTCCTTGCGCTTCAAAACACGCGGGCTCCTGAACCAGTCCTCGAAAAGCTGCGACATGGGATAGGTCACCGATGGCCGCGAGACCAGCGGCGCAATCGACGCAGGGATGGCCGCTGGCGCGGTTTCCGCTTTCATAGCCTCCAGTGCTTGACGGAAGGCGTTGGACCAATCCAGCGCCTCGCCCTGGCTGAACCAGCGGCCATCGGGGTGTTTAAGGTCGGCAGGCTTGTAGCCTTTGCCGCGGAGGGCAGGCCCAGGCGAGAAGCGCGGGCGGCCGTTTCGCCAGGTGACATGGCGGATCTTGACGTCGGCCATTACGCACACCCTTTTGCCGGAAAGTGTTTGAGCTCGAATTTCTCGATGAAGTCGTCAAGCTCGTCCTGGATGCAGCCCATGCGGCGCATATCGTCCTCGGTCGGCTCCTCTCCGGGATCCATGGCCGACATGATTGAAGCGAACAGGTGCTGCGCACCCGCGAAGAAGGCGTTCCGCATTTCTTCTAGCTGCATTGCCGAAGCGTTGTCGGGGACGGCCGCCAGTCGCAGACCGATCCAACCTGCCTCAATTATCTTGCCCTTATCGATGAGCTCGCGCTCAAGGCGCTGTAGGTGGCTTCGATCAGCCATGGCCGCCTCCCTTTGCTTCTGTGGAGGTGGGACCGGGAAGCGGCGAATGCTTCGGCTTCGCGGCCTGCTTGGCGCGGATCGCCTCGACCTTCGTCCAGACGCGGGCAAGCTCGGTTTCTCCGGCCTCGTGCATGTCGAGTGCGTTGGCCAGGCAGAGCGCGGCGAGCGTGACCATGACGCCGCCGGCTTCCTGATGAGGTTCGCCGACCGGCCGGCCGTAGACATAATCTACAAGCTGGTGGGCCTCGCTGGCGGTGCAGCCGCACGCCTGGACAAGCTCCAGCGCCTCCTCAAGGAAGCGATGGTTTCGCTCTTCACGGTCCCCGGCGATCATGGGGCCGAAGCATTCCATCATCCACGGCTGCACGCGATCCTGAAATGAGCGCATCTCCGGGCCGGTGAAGAACACCCGGTTCTCGATCTCGATTTCAAAGGTCGGATCGTCGGTCTGGCCTACGCCTTCTTCCCACCTCGACCAGTCGGACCAGCCGGCCAGATCACTGATTTTGTGCCGCGTGCGGTGCATCTGGACCCTAAGCATGATCGCCTCCGAAAGCTTCTGTGGGGGCGCGGCCGATGGCCTGCATACCGGCCTCAGTGGTTTTGCCATCCCGACCGATCCAACCGTTTTGGCGGCAAACTGCATAAGCGCTCGTCCAACCGCCGTGCTGCGACCGGCCTTGTGGGTGATGGTCCGCGAGGCCGGCAGCGGTTTCGAGGATTTTGCGCTGCGTGATCGTCGGCTTCTTCATTCCGGCGCTCCTTTCTGAGTGTTGGTGACGTCGCTGCGCCCGATGCGAGCGTGCGGCACGTCGAGATGTTTGAGAAGATTGCGGCTGTCGGCCCAGCGGGCGTGGCCCGTCCAGGCGGCAAGAAAACGCTCCAACCTGGCGTGCTCGCCGGCGGCGCGATAGGCCTTGATCTTGCGGCGGGCGCGGATCACGCTGTCACGGCGGAGGAGCTTGTGCGTCGGCCAGATGCGATAGCCGACGAAGTTCACGCCGCGGCTGACCGACTGGATGCTCCACTTCGAGAACCTGAGGCCGAGCTGTTCGCGCGAGAGCGCTTCGATCGAGGCGCGGACCTTGCGCAGGTGATCCGGATCGCGGCCGAGGACGACGATATCGTCCATGTAGCGATACCAGTAGCGCTCGCCGAGATCCTGCTGCAGGTGGCGGTCGACGACACCGGCATAGATGTTCGCGAAGATCTGCGAGGTGAGATTGCCGATGGGCAGGCCGATGCCGGATCGAGGCAGCATCGCCTCGATGAGGCGCAGCGTGGCGCGGCACGATATCTTCGCGTCGATCAGCCGCCAGAGGGTGCCGCGCTCGATCGAGTAGAAGTAACGCGAGAAGTCCGTCTTGAGGGCATAGAGCGGCCCATCGCGATCGAGGCGGCGCATGTCGGCCTGCAGGGTGATTGCAGCGGCGTGGGTGCCCTTGCCGGGACGGCAGGCGAAGCAGCGCGGCAGGAGCGTGGCGTCGAAGATCGGTGCGATGACGATGGCAACGGCCTGCTGCGCGATGCGATCCTCGAAGGGCAACGCCGAGATCAGTCGCTCCTTCGGATCGTAGATGCGAAATTGCAGCGATTCTCCCTGTCGGTAGGAGCCGTCAGCCATGGCGGCCGCCAGGTGATGCAGGTTGAGAACCGAGTATTCCTTGTACTCGAGATATCCCGGCGTCAGGCGTTTGCCGCGGGCCGTCAGACGCAGGGCCTCGCGCATGTTTGCATCGGCCGTGATCCGGCCGATGAGATTGCGGAATTTCTTTGCCATGGAGTTCCTCGCGGCGAGACGCCGGCCGCGGGTTTCGACGGCGCGCGCGCCGCTACTCCCCGCTCTGCCGGACCTCGCAGTGTGTTCGCCGAAGCTGGAAGGTTGGGCCGACCACCCTGGCGCATGAGCGCCGGTGGAATATGGCCGGCGCGGCCGTGACCGTCGCCGAGCCGGAAAGGGGTCGTCGCAGGCGCCGCGGGCCGAGATGTTCTCGTTCGAGTTGTCAGCGGGGTAATCCAGGTTCGCGTAGCGGGAACCGGCGTTCTCGCCGTTGATCCAGCTGCCGCCAAAGATGGACGGACCAAGCAACGTCATTGCCCCGACCTCCCGTTGCCCTTCACCTTGTGGATCCACGCTCCGAGCATCGCGCCGGTCTCTGCAAGGTAGCGTAGCGCCACCTGGTGCTGATGGTGCGAGAGGAGCTTCTTGCCGCAGGCGAAGCGCAACCAGAAACGCAGCGTCGCCAGATGAGCATCCGCTGCATAGAGCCGCGACGCCTGCTTCGACATCGCCGCCTGGTAGAGCAGGCCGACCGTGTCCATCAGCATCCCGATCATGCTGTCGCGCAGCGCGCCGTGGCGCCGCGGGAAAGACTGGAGGATGGGATAGAGATAGCTCACGGTGGCCTCGTATTTCTCGACGATCACCAGATCCCTGGAGTTCACATGTTCATTGCGTTGCATGGCTGGCGATCGTCCGGATCAGGAGGGATGGCCCGCGCTTTCGCGCGGGCGCTCAGGCGCCCAGGTGGTCGCAGGCGCCGCGGGCCGAGATGTACCCGTCCGAGTCGCCAGCGGGGTAATCCAGGCTCGCGCAGCGGGAACCGGCGTCCCCGCCGTAGATCCAGCCGCCGCCAAAGATGGACGGAGCCGGGTCTTCGGGATCGCCGTCGGTGCCCCAGATCCAGAGATTGCCGGTCGCCTGCATGAGGCCGCAGGCGCTGGTGCGGGCGGCATCGAGGCCGGTGGTCCGGGGGTGGCTGTCGGCCGACGAGCGTTCCTTGACACCGTAGGCGGCGCTCCGGAATTCGTCATAGGTCGGCAGGCGCTTGCCGTGTTCGGCCATGACGGCGACGGCATCATGGTAGTTGAGGCGGGCGAGCGAACGTCCGTCGGCGATCGTGACCCCGCAGCGGCTCGTACCGTGGCGCTTGCGGTCGACGCAGAGGAGGAAGACGTCGATCCAGACACGCTTGCCGTCCGCCACCTCGATGCAGGTCATGCCGCGCGGATCGGGGCAAGCCGGGCGATAGCCGAGATCCCACAGCGAGGCGGGGTTGATCGCCGGCGTATCGTCGCCGCCCTCGCGGCCGGTGGCGTTGCCGCCCAGGGCGTAGTGGAAGCCGCCGAGCCAGCCGGCATCGATCGGGTTCTCCGGGCCGAGGAGGCTGGCAAAGGGCTTGCCGTCGGCGTCGAGCCGGACGCCGTAGTCCTCGCCGGGAATGAGATCCGGCAGGGTGACGACGGTTTCGGCCGCGAAGCTGAAATCGGCGCCGTCGACGGTGATGGTGGTGCCGGCGCGCAGGACGAGGACGGCTCCTTCATCCGTATTGTTGACGGTCAGGATCGACGCGTCCTCGTCGGGGCGTGCGATGGTGGCGGCATGCGTCTTCACTGCGATGTTCATGGGATACTCCCGTTGCTGAGGTTGAAAATGAAGGCCGGCGGCACGCAGCACAAAACCGCCGGCCTTCGAGGTCCGCCGACCTGGAGGCGGAGGTGGGCGGGCGACCCGAGACCTGGGGACATCCCTCGGGTCGGTCTTGCCGGATCCGCTACTGGAGCAGCGTCCGGCGAAGGCTGGTTAGGACGGGCTCGCCGCGTTCCCGCTCGGTGACGATGCAGGCTGCCTCGACGATGACGGCCGACGATGTCGCCCGCGCAAGCGAGGCAGCGCGCATGAGGCTGTCGAGCTCGGTGTGATAGTCGCCGAGATCCGCGAGGAGGCGCGTCATGAGCTCGTCACTCTTCATGCTGAGCTGCTCGAGCTCGGCAAGGATTTCGCGAGTGGTCTTCATTGCTGTCGCTCCTTCAGGCGCTTTTCGGCGAGCTGGCCGGCGAGCGTGAGGGAGAGCGACCGGCTCGCCTCGCGCGCCAGATGGCGGCGCACGAGCGCGTCGACGAGGGTGAGCGAGAAACGGTGCGGGCCGATCTCCCAAGTGGTGCCGGCCTTGCGGATGTGGCGGAAATGGCCGATCGCCAGAACGGCCTCCTGCTGCCGGCGGGTGAGCACCTTGTGCGGTGCCAGCGCAGCGGGGTTTTCGGAGACAGAGCTTCTCATCGCCGCCCCGCCTTTCGCGTCATCTCCATATGATGGATCAACTGCTCCTCGACGATCGCTATGATGCCATCCTTGAGGATCTGATCACCGCTCGGCTTGCTCACCTGGGCGGCAACACTTCCGATCGTCTGGATGAAGACGATCGACATGGCCTGAACCACGATCATCGGATCGCCGTCGGGACGAACCACCTCGGCGTTGACCCAGGCGGACAGCTGCTCGACCCATCCGCTGATGGCGCAACGTGCCATCGTGCGCGTCAGATTGTGTTCGCTCGTGAGCGCGTCCTCGAGCGGTATGCCGGAATGGATGACCTTCGTCATGTGCGCCCTCCTGCGTAGCGCTGACGCATGCGGGCATTCTGGTTGGCGATCGCGAGCTGCAGAGGGGCAATCTCGCGCGGCCTGGTCGCCGGTACAGGCTCTTCCCTGGCGGCGCCGTCGGCGCCCTGTTCAAGCCAGCGCTCGAGCGCGCCCCGCGGCCAGGACCAGCCGACGGTGAGCTTGCGGGGCATGCCGCGCTCCATGTGCAGGCGCAGCCAGTTGCGCTTGATCCAGTCTTCCGAGCGGTCAAGCGCGGCGGCCAGCTCGGGCAGTTTGACAAGTTTTTCCGACAGCATGCCGATCTCCGATGCAAATCAGTTGCACCGGAAGGCTTGCGCAAAATTCACTCGAATTCAACTGTTATTTCATGAATTCATGTGAAAGGATGCAAAATGGGATTTAACAAACCGATTGGGAGGGCTGAAAAATGTGAAGAAAAACGGGGATAGTTGCAGCGGCACAATTAAGCGGCGCGGCTCTCGCGGAAGGATGCAACCACCACTCCACGGATCACAACTCGGTCATTATCAATGAGGAGCGGCTTGATCAGATTGACCCTCATCGTGAGGGCAACGAGGAAAGGATCCTCGAATATGCGGAAGACGGTCTCCGCATTGCCGAAGCGATCATAAACTTGGGCGCAGACAACGTCACCGGGCTCGGGTTTGGCATTCAGGTCGACTAGCAAGACGTCGCCTGGCATGTATCCGGCCCCGTCCAATGCTTTCGACCGCATTACCCACGGCTCTAGGCCGTTTCGAACGCCCTGCATGGCTTTAACTGCACCGTCTACAACCGCTAGCGGCTCAGCTTCATAGCGCGAGCTTTCGACATCGGCGAGGCCTCGGGGCTTTACCGGGATTTCCGTGGAGAACGCCTTCAGCCCTGAAACTTGCTCGATCAACCGGACGGTCGCCGGACCAAGTTGCGCTTTGTTTTCAGGGTCGTTCAGGAACTTGGAGAAGGTCGAAGGGTGCTTGCCCGTACGACGTGACAGCTCAGCTGCGTCCCAGCCTTTTACCTCCAGGACGAAGTGATACCAATCCAGATGCTGTCGGCGCACGTTTTCCACAACGCGAAACATATGGTGGAGCCGCCCACTAGAAAATCGGAAGCGGCTCACTTGACGAATTGCCGCAAATCACTTCTTTCATGAATTATCCAACGAGGAAAGAGCGTGATGCGTCTCACATGGAAGACTGTGGACAACTGGCGCGAGAGCCGCGGCATCGAAGTCGCTGAACTCGCGCGCCGAGCCGGCATTCCCGAGCGGACAATCTATGCGGGGGTGCGGAACGATAGCCGTTTGCAGGCAGCCACGAAGACTGTCATCCGCTCGATTTTTCCGGACGAGTTTCAGCAAGCGGAGGGTGGCGAGCAATGACCTGGCTAGACGTCGCCCCGCTCTTTCGCGATGCGAAGGTATGCGCCGCCGTAGGCGAACGCGACGGGGGCCAGGACGCTGATCCAGTCGATCTTGATGCCCTGAACCAGTGTCGCGAAGAGACCAAGGGCAGTGAAGCCGGCCCACAGGTGGGCGCCGCTGTACCGCCAGGAGCCTGCAAAGCCGATGACGGCCGCAATGCCGCAGGCAATCAGCAATCCGACGACGTGACCTGTGCTCATGCCTACCTCCTCATGCCGAAGATGTCATCCAAAGCAGGAGTGACCGCAATGAACAAGCTCAAATGCGACGAGGTGAAATCATGATTGCCCGTCTTCGCGCATTCTTCTCCCGTTCTCGACGCCGGGCGCCGCCTCGGGAGATCATCCTGCCGCCGTTCCATCCGATCATCTTCGCCAATGGCCGCGACGATGACGGGCCGGGCATCAAGGCCTTCTACGAGGGACGGCCCGTCATCTGCCAGGGGCGGGAGATCGGCCCAGGCGACAATGTCCTCGAGGGGCTTCGCCTCTCGGTCTCCTGCGCGCTGATAGAGTTTCGCCGTGATGGCGCCGTCGTCGAGGTGATCGGATATCCGGGTCGCGGGCGGGCGGCCGGACGAGGGGGCATTCTCGTCATAGACGTGCAGCCTGGCACCAGGCGCCTGATGAGCCATTGCACGCTGCTCTTCGGGCTGAGGGTCGAACCATGAAGAAGGTCGACCCAGCCGAGCTGAAACGCCTGCGGACGCTGATCCTGGAGAGGGTCAATGCCGTGCCGCCGATGGCCGTGCATTCCGGCCAATCCCGTGACTTCAAAGCGGAGATGGAAGAGCGCGATCGCTGGCAACGCGCCATGGACGCGATCGTCACCGAGCTCGTCGAGAAAGAAGGTGCGAAGATCGCGCGCAGCGCCTTCGACGGCCAGACGATGACGCTCGCCGGGATCCGCTGCAGCTGCACCCATGGCTCTTCCGGCCTGCTCGCCAACTGGCGCGCCGGGGCGCTCCGCCGCCTTGAAGCGATGGGGGAAATGCCGTGAACGATCTTCCCAAACATGCCCTTTCTATCATGCAGCCATGGGCCTGGCTGATCGTCAACGGCCACAAAGATATCGAGAACCGCGACTGGCCGACCAAGTTTCGCGGGCCGATCGCGATCCACGCGGGCAAAAAGCTGGACGAGGATTGCGCGATGTCGCTGACGTATAGCGATGGTGCGCACCACCCGGTAACGGGCGAGAACATGACGATTGATACCGGGCAGCGGCTTATTCATAGCGACGATGAATGGGACACCTTCAGCGCACCAGCCTGGGCCGACAAGCGCGGTGGCATCGTCGGTGTGGCCGAGATCGTCGATTGCGTCGATGCCAGCGACAGCCCGTGGTTCGTCGGCCGGTATGGCTTCATCATCCGCAACGCGCGGCCCGTCGATTTCATTCCGGTAAGAGGGGCGCTCGGTTTCTTCGACTGGCGGCGCAACATCGAGGTGCACCCATGAGCCGCTATCTCGCCATCCACAGCGGCTGCGAGATCTCGCGCGATCCCGCGCAGAACACGGCCAACCATCAGGCGATGGTCGACGAGCTCAACGCACTGATCGAGGCCGACGGCTGGGAGGGTGCGAAGGTCGTCGCCTTCTCGAGCAGCAGCCGCTTTACCAGCGTCGGCATCGAGCCCGGGCCAGCGCCACTCACTCTGGAATATCTGCGGCGGATGAAAGAGGCCGCAAAGGAAGAACCGAGCGAACCCGCGCGGCCGGTCCTGGTCGCCAAGCAAGGGAGACTGTTGTGATGCAGACTGCCGCCATCAACATGAATACCGGGGAGCTTCCGGAGCTCGCCTGGGTCGAGCTCGACAGGATCTTCGTCGATGCGAGCTATCAGCGGCCGATCAAGCCGAGGCGCGTGCAGCAGATCCTGCGCGATTTCACCTGGGCGCAGTTCGGCGCTCTGATGCTGGTGGCTCGGGAGGACGGGCGCTTCGCCGTCTATGACGGGCAGCATCGTTTCGAGGCCGCCTGCCAGCATCCGGCCATCACGGCCGTGCCGGCCGCGATCGTCGTTCTCGACCAGGCCTACGAGGAGGCGCAGAGCTTCCTCGGCGTCAACGTCAACCGCAGCGCGATCTCGACGGTCGAGAAATACTGGGCCGGCATCGAGGCCGGCGACGATCTCATGATGCAGATATGCTCCGTGCTCGACGAGGCCGGCTGCGAGGTGGTGCCGCCGGGCACGAAATCGGCGGCGCCCGGCCGGACGAGCGCGATCACAGCGATCGAGCGGGCGATCAAGGCCTACGGCGACACGGCCGTGACGCAGGCCTGCAAGGCGCTCCGCGAGGCCTGGCCGAAGGACGCCGGCGCGCTGAACGGTACGATGATCCAGGCGCTCGCCCGGCTCTACCGCAACAACAGGCGGGCGATCGACCATCAGCGCATGGTGACGAAGCTGCACGGCAAGGACCGGAAGATCCTCGTGGCCGATGGCGAGACGTTCCGGAAAATGGGGGGGGGCGACGCGGCGCTGAACATCGCGAAGGTTCTGGTCGAGGTCTACAACAAGGGCCTGCAGAAGGACCTCATATCCCTCGGCGTGAAGGCGTGAGGGCGGCGGCATGAACGAGCTCCTTCCCATCATCGCCGAGCTGGCGTCGGCAAAGACCCATCTGCAGCGGGCAGAGTGGCTGCTTTCCTGCCCGATAGTCTACCTGCGCCAATACGACATGACGATCCGGAACCGGCTCTACCATGCAGGCTTCCGGATCGGCATCGCCTACCTCGACGACATGTATGTCCACATGTCGGCGACCAGGTGCCGCGAGACCGGTTCGTTTCGCCAGGAGACGCAGGAAGCCATCGCCGCGCTCGGCAGCATCATGCTCATCGCCGCCCGGCGCATGGACGCCGAGACGGCAGAGGCGAACGCGGATCGGCCCGTCGCCGATCATTCCATAACCGATTTGTAGTGCGTGCCCGCCGGCTTGGTCCGTTGTGCCGGCGGGATCGAAAACCCCTGAAATTTGCATGAGACAGATGAAGAAGCAGCGGACCCCATACCGGCCCGACCAGGCGCAGGCCCTCGATCGCATCGAGGCAAAGCGCTTGCGCCTCGGCATCGAGCACCAGGAGCTGGCCTCGGCGGCGGGCATCGCGCTTGCCACCTATCGCCGGATCCGGCGCCGCGGGCGCGCCTCGCTCGCCCAGGTGAATAACCTGCGCTTCGCCCTGCGCACGATCGCGCAGAAGCGGCGGGCCGGCGAGATGATGTTCGAGGGCCGCGCCGATGACTGACGAGATCGGCCGCGCAGCGCGCATCGCCCTCAAGGGCATCCGGCTTGCCCTCAGCCAATCGCAGATCCGCATCGCCGATCGGCGGTCGGTCGAGATCTACCTGCTGGTCACGGCCTGCGGCGTCAACGGCGCGATGGCGGCCGAGGTGTGCGGCTGCACGAAACAGAACGTCTCGAAGCTGCTGCGCTCGGTTGAGGAGCGGCGCGAGGTCGGCGGCTACGACCAGGCTCTTTCCGCCCTTGAGGCGGCCATCATGGGGATGTGAAACATGAGCCGTTTTTCCGTCGCGAAAGATCATGTCGTCGGCAGCATCGAGAGCATCCTTGCCGACCTCTACGGCGCGAAGAAGGCGTTCAAAGGCAAGAACCTGTGGAACGTCGTCAACAAGTGGCGCCCCGGCGCGAAGGAAAGCCAGATGGTCGTCTGGCTGACCGGGGCGCGGCGCGGCGGTTGGAAGGATTTCGTTTCCGGAGAAACCGGCGATGCCATCGACCTCGTGGCGCTGGCGCTCAAGGGCGCGGTCGACGCCGACACGCGCATGGTGGCGGTCGAATGGATCGAGGACCGTTTCGGCATCCGGAACATGCCACGCGAACAGCGCGAGCAACTCGCCGCCGAGGCGCGCACGCGCAAGGTCGCCGAGGAGGCCAAGGACGATCGCGCCCACAAGGCGCAGGTCGATCGCGCCCGGAAATTCTTCTATGCCTGCTGCCCGACCGTGATCGGCACGCCGGCGGCCGTCTATCTTGCCGCCCGTCATGCTCCCATCGAGAAGGTGCCGCATCTCGGCCGCTCGCTGCGCTATCGCCGTGACTGCGAATATTGGCGCCTGCCGGGCAGGCCGAAGATGCCGGCGATGATTGCCGCCATGGTCGACGTCGGCGGCAGGATCGGCGCCTGCCACTACACTTTCCTGCGGCCTGACGGGTCCGACAAGGCGGAGGTCGAGAAGGCGAAGATGATGTACCCGGCCACGTCCGGGCTCGTCATCCGCCTGACCAACGGCTCGAGCGGTCTTTCCGCCGAGGATGCGGCCGCCCAGGGCGTGACGGGCCTCTGCGGATTGGTCGAAGGCATCGAGGACGGGCTTTCCGCCGCGATCGCCGAGCCCGAGCTGCGCATGTGGTCGTGCGGCAGTCTTTCTGGCTTTCGCACCGTACCCGATCACCCGGCCGTCAACGGATGGATCGTCTTCAAGGACAACGACTGGGGCAAGCGCCAGGCACAGGAGCAATTCGACCTGGCGATCGCCCGTCTCAAGAGCTTCAGGAAGCCGGTCGAGATCGTCTCGATGCCGGCCGACTGGGGGAAGGATGTCAACGACGCGATAAGGAGCGGATGGTGATGAACATTCTGGATTTGAAAGCGGCGGATCTCGGCGGGGCGATCGCACACGTGGCTGCGTCGCAGCTTTTCCTTGCCATGACGGAAGACGAAGAGAACGATTTCGGGCCGCGCACCTGGTTCGGGAGCGACCCCGACGACGAGGACGGCGTCGAGAAGGACGTGCTCGACATGGCGCGCTATGTCAACGGGCGGGACATTCCGGCCGGGCAGCTCTGGCGCTGGGCCGCCATGAACGGGATCGTGGTCAACGAAGGCAGGGATTATCCGGCCGTGCCGCTCGCCAGGCGGCTCGCTTTCGAAATCTTCACGGATACCTGCATGCGGACGCATCACCGCCTCGAGCTCGCACAGCTCGACGCGCGCAAGCTGATCCCGCTCGGCGACGCGTCGCCGGCGCCGACCCTGAAGCTCGAGGACAGCATCTTCGAGCAACACGGCTCGCTCTCCGACCAGGAGGCCTACCAGAAGCAATGGCTGAGGGACCAGGAGGCGGCGGACGCGCGCCGTCTCGAGGAGGAGGTCGCCCGGCAGGAGGCCGCCTCTGCGCTCACGCAATCAGTCGGCGCGCCGATCGACGAAACCGAAACGGAAAAGCCGGCAGCGCTCAGCGCCGGTCAGAGGGAGGAGAAGAATAATGCGCAAGAAGCTGCAGACGCGGGACAGGAAGCGGGCGATACGCCGCCAGCGGATCCGGGCGCACAGGGCTCGGTATCTGAACTGGCTGGCGACGGAGGTGCTCAGCCGGACGAGCCAGCTCACGCCGGCGTGGCGCCGGCATCGGAAGGGAACGCTGATGCGGTGGCGGATCCGCTGGCAGATGCGGAAGCCGGCGCTCGTCGTGTCGATCCTGTCGCAGACGGCGTGAAAAGCGGGAAGAAGTCCGCAAAGGGCAAACCCGCCACCTGAAAATGAGCGCTCAATTGTCAACCGGAAGGCGGGTTTTCGACCCGTCTCCCGGTCATTCGGAAAATTTTTTTGATGACAGACGATAAGGACGCCGGCGCGCGCAAGGTCGGAGGCGTAATCCGCAGCGCCAAGCAGAGGGCAAAGCGCCAGATCGCGGCGCAGGAGACCGAATATCCTGCGCGCGGCAAGCCGCTCGACGGCCTGAAGCCGGGCGAGTGGTTAGAGGCGGCCGTCTTCGATGAAACTGGTCATCTGCCGTACAACTGCCCCGTCCGGCCGCTCGGCTATGACGGCGAGGACTACTATTTCGTCGACACGATGGGCCAGGTGTTCAATACGGGCACGGCCTCGATGGGCGTCGAGCGCCTGCAGAAGCTTTTTGCCGGGCATGAACCATGGCTCGACTGGGCCTTCCCGAGCTTCGACAACAAGGGGCGGGTGACCGGCTTCAAATCCGAAATGGTGCGCCGTGCGCTCTACGCCGCCTGCAGGGAACGTGGCGCCTGGTCGCCGACCGACATGGTGCGCGGCCGCGGAGCCTGGCGCGATCCCCAGGGTGGGTTGATCCTCCATTGCGGCGATCACATGTGGATCAACGGGGAGATGCTGGACACGGGAGAATACGGCGACCACCTGTATGTGCGGCGACCGCGCTCTATGTCGCCCTGGCCGGATCCCGTTCTTGCGGAGGATAATCCGGCGCCGCGGCTCGTCGAGATCCTGCGCACCTGGAACATGGGACGCGGCGACGTCGACGCGGTGCTGCTGCTAGGGTCGATCGGTGTTGCCATGCTCGGTGGCGCGCTCTCCTGGCGGCCGTCACTCATGATCGTCGGCGATGCCGGCGTGGGCAAATCGGAACTCACCGGCAAGGATGGCGTGCTGAAGACCGTCCTCGGGCGCATGATGGTCTCGACGACCAATGCGACCGAGGCCGGCCTTTATCAGCTGGTCGGCCATGACAGCGTGCCGATCGCCATCGACGAGCTCGAGGGCGAAGACGGCATCGACCAGGCGCAGAAGGTCATCAAGATGGCGCGCGATGCAGCCAGCGGATCCGTGCGCATCCGCGGCGGCCAGAACCACAAGGGCGTCGAGTTCCAGGCACAATCCACCTTCTTCTTTTCCGGTATCAATCCGCCGCCGATGCCGCCGGCATCGCTGACACGCCTTGCCATCGTCGAGCTGCATCCGCTCAGCGCATCCAGCAATAAACCGCCGACGCTCGAGGCGGCCGAGACCGTGGGCCCGAGGCTTCTGCGCATCCTCGTAGATCGCTGGAAGGAATTTCAAGAACATCTTGATGAGTTTGCGAATATCCTGCGCGACCACGGGCACGATAGCCGCGGGCAGAAGACGTTTGGCACGTTCCTGGCGGCCGCCCACATCATGCTGGGGAAAGAGGGCTGCAAACGCCTCGGTCTGCCCGAGGACGATCTATACAGGTGGGGTGAGTGGCTGGCGGCTGACAAGGTGCTCGAGCTCGAGGGCAAAGCACCCACCTGGGAACAGGCTCTGACTGCAATCCAGACCAGCGTGATCGAGAACTATTCAGGCGGGGCGCGACGCACTGTTGCGCACGAGCTCGAGCAGCTTAAGACGAGGGATGGCGCCAGCCTGCACGACCTGCGCGAGCGCCTTGCGCTGATCGACATCGGCCTCGTCGATGATCCGAAGCACCGCGGTCATTTCATGCTCGCCATACCGAACCAGAGCCGCGTGCTGGCGAAGGCGCTTAACGGGACACCATTCTCCGATGGTCGCGAAGGGAACTGGCACTACGCCCTCAGGCGTGGCGACCCGAACGTCGTCATGACGAAGATCGAGCTGAAACCGGGCCTCTTCGACAACCGCGTGACTATCGCCGGCCGGCAGACGCGGTGCTGCTTCATCTCCCTCTACGAGTATACGCGATGGCTTGCACGATGAGCGCCGCAACCTGCGGCAGCAGAGGGCCGCCATTTTGCGTGATTTCTGGCGGCAAAACCCGGACCCCGACCCTTTGGCGTGCTCGAAACGGCGCGGTTGACGGTTTTTGCCCTCGTGTAGCGTATCCCTAGGCGTGCGGTGCCCGCCTTGGAAACTGTCTAACTGTCTAATGAGTGTCTAGACGGTTATCGCGTTGAAATCGTTGGTGAAAGCGCCACGGATTAGACAGTTAGACAGCTAGACAGCCAAACCTCTCATAATGTGCGCAAGCGGGCGCATACATATGAGGAAACGCGCTGTCTAACTGTCTAGTCGTCTAATTTCATATATAACCATATGAAATTATTGAGTATTTATCATTAGACAGAGGCTAGACAGGCTCTAGACAGTGCGGCGTGGCGGATCGGAATAAAATAACCGAGGATAATGGCGGGGTGGATTGGGATTGGCGTGCCGATGCGGCAGCCAGCCTGGAGCGCGACCCGCACGAGCGAGTTGCCGGACGGCGCGGTCGGGGGCGTCCGAAGGGCTCGATGAACCGGAAGACGCAGGATTTCGCGGCCTGGTACGACGCCCAGGGCTTCAAGGATCCGCTGCAGCTGCAGGCCGAGTTCATGTCGGCCGATCCGGTGGCGCTGCAGTCCTGGTTCATCGAGTATGAGCGAACCCAGAAGGCGATCGGCAAGCTGTTCGGCCAGGCCGTGCCCTCTCTCTCCGACATCGTCGAGATGCAGATGAGCGTGGCCGACAAGCTGGCTCCCTACCTGCACGGCAAGGCACCGGCGCGGGATGCGCCGGATGATGAGCGGCTGCCCGTCCTGGTCATCAATGCCGGAACGAACCAGCTCGAGCAGGCCCAGATCGTCCAGGCCAAGCGCCTCACGGTCGGTCGCCCGATGGTCGAATTGACGCCTAATAAAATCAATGACTTAGCGGCTGATCAGGGCGAAAGTCACACAGATAAAAGTCACACGGAAGGCAAAGGCAAATGATTTCAGGTGCTTACGTCTTTGATTTGCTGATAGGAAATCAGTTGCATTTGGAGGGGGACCGCCATGTTTTGCCTGGTCGGCTCGGTCTCGGCAATGCCAGGCGTGCGGGTCATGCCAGGGTGGCATCAACCTTCGGCCCCTGGGCCGCCGCAGACCTTCCCCCGAAGGGGGGGCACCCCACCCCCAGGGGCCCCGCGCGCGCGCACCGATCCACATTTGAGCAGTCGGCCAAAAGGCACGTGAAAGTTGTGCGTTTTGGCGCATCCGCCGCGTCTAAACTCTTCCACCCGGGGGTCGGGGTCCGGGCGAAAGTGAACACTTCCACGGGTCTACGGGTCTTCCAGGGCGAGATCTCTTTCGTTCTGGGGATGAGGAGGATGGGAGAGCGGACGCCCTCCGGCCTCCGGCCTGCGGTCGGCTCTAGCGGTGCCGGCGCGCCCGCGCTGTTGCGCGCGCCGGCTCTTTCTTGCTGCATGGGCTGTCGCCCATGAGCCAGCATATCTCCGACATCGTCAAACGCGACGACATCAAGGTTCACACCGACGAGCAGCTGCGCAAGCTCGTCGCCGACCTTGATATCGTCGGCGACTTCGACCCCTTCGACTACACGCCACCCGGTCCCGTGGGCCAGAAGTTCCTGAATTCGTCGTTTCTGACCAGCTTCATCATGGGACCGCTCGGAGGCGGGAAGACGACGCTATGCGCGTTTCGGCGCATCATGGCGGCAACGCTGGCGCCGGTGGCCTGGCATCCGGAAGACAAGAAGCCCACTCGCATGTGCCGGTGGATCGTCCTGCGCGATACTTTCCGTTCAGCAGAAAAGACGGTTCTCGAGAGCTGGAAACAGTGGTTTCCAAAGGGCTTCCCAGGATCGAAATGGGCGGGCGGCAACGACCGACCTGTGACGCATACCTTGCGCTTCATGGGGTCGGATGGCGTTCGCATCGAGGTCGTGACCGAATTTGCCGGCCTTGGCGAAAACTCGATCGAGACCCTGATGAAGGGGCGTGAATACTCCGGTGGATGGCTCAACGAGGCCGACACCCATGCCGACGGCGCCCTTGACGACCTTGAGCAGCGTGTGGGCCGCTATCCATCCGCCAACATTCTGCTGACCGTGCAGGAGCTCGAGGAGCTCGGCAAGAAACTCGGGCACCCAATCATTTCGGGTCAGCGACAGCGCCAGGTCATCGGCGACCTGAACGCACCGACAGTCGATAACTGGGTCTACAAGAAATTCCTCAAGGACGTGACGGAAGACCGTCACCTGTTCGTCCAGCCTTCAGGGCGATCGGAGGAGGCCGAGAACCGTTTCAATCTCGATCCAGACTACTACGAACGCATCGTGCGCAACCAGGACGAACATTTCGTCAAGCGCATGGTCGACAACGAATTCGGCTATTCCCGCCACGGCAAGCCCGTGTATGAGAAGTTCAACCGAACGGTCCACGTCGCTCGATGGCGCATCGAGTTCGATCCCCGCCTGCCACTAGGCATCGGCATCGACATCTCCATGAACACGCTCAATCCAGCGGCTGTGCTCGGTCAGGCCAAGGGATCCCGTATTGTCGCCCTCGACGAGCTATATCTCGGCCATGGTGTCGGCGCTGCCCGCTTCGGCGAGGGCCTGCTGCGGAAGATCGAGGCCAATTATGCAGATGCATCGCGGATCCGGATCTGGGCGGACCCTGCATCCGAGTATGGTGCCGACAAGGAAGGCGGCCAGCTGGCCGCCATGGAGACAATCGCCCAGATCCTTGGCCTGCCGGTGCTGATCCCCTTCGGCGGCTCGAACGAACTGGGTTTGCGCATGGATGCGGTGAAGACCGAATTGCGCGGTTACCACGAACCGGACAGCGAGCTCCTCATCTGCCCGGTGAAATGCCCGCTGCTGCTTGAGGGCTTCGACGGAAAGTATCGTTTCAAGCGCCGGAAAGAAACCGCGTCGACCGAGTTTGAGGAGCAACCGGAGAAGACCCACCCCTGGTCGGACGTCCAGGACGCCCTGCAGTATCTCATCGGCGGGATCCGCGGCCGCTCCGCCATCATCCGCAATGCCGCCGACCGTGACCATGAACGCGATCGCCGGCCGCCGCGCGGCACTTCCGGCTGGGGACAGGGTCGGGGGAATTTCGATCCGCACAAGGTAGGGACATCATGGCACTGATCGTCCGGGAACCCGCAACCCTGTTCGACATGGCCGAAATGAGCGGCGCAGGCACGCGCACCGGCTGGATGATCGCTCGGGAGATGTGGCGCGGTGGCGAAACATTCGCCCTGCAGGATGGCGATCAGCTGATCGGCCTGTTTGGGCTCTATCCCATCGAGGGCGGCGCGGAGGCCTGGTTCAATGTGCGTCCGGAAGCCGCAAAGCACGTGGGCTTCATCATTCGCCAGATCCGGTTGACCTTAGTTTCCCGTGACTACCCTGAAATCGTGGTGCTCTGCACCTCGAAAGCTGGTCGCACGATTGCGCGGCGCCTCGGCTTTCGTTTCGTGCAAACAGTCGACTACGGGGAAATCTGGCATGGCGAATTTGTTCGGAGGCGGCAGCAAGGCGGCGGACCAGTCGAATGCGCTGGCGAAGCAGAGCGCAGAGCAGCAGCAGCGGCGCACGCTGGCTGAGCTGGCGCGCCAGCAGGCCGAGGTGGACCAGGCCTCCGCAGGGCCGACCGGCCGCAAAAACGGCGGTCAGCTCCTGACCTTCCTGACAGGGCTTTCCGGCGAGGGACCGAACAAGTTCGGGCAGGTCTGATGTTCGAAGTCAGCAAGCTCAAGGCGCGGCGCAACCACGCGCAGAGGGAGCGGGACGCCTTCCAGCCGCTGCTCGACGAGGCGTACCAGTACGCCATCCCGTTCCGGAAATCGACCAAGAACACAGGCCCCGCGGAAAAACGCGTCGACCAGGTCTTCGACCATACGGCGATCGACAGCGCCTTCCGCTTCGCCGGCAAGGTTCAGCAGGATTTCTGGCCGGCCGGCCAGGAGAACTTCAAGCTGGAACCCGGTCCACTGGTGATGGACGAAGGCGAGCGCGAGCAGTTCATCAAGCAACTCGGGCCGATCAGTAAGGTTGCCCAGGCGTTTTTCGAGGACGGCGACTGGGACATGGCGTTCCACGAAATGGCCCTCGACCTTTCAGCCGGCACGGGTGCCATCCTGATGAACCCGGCGACGGATCCCGAACTGCTGTGGGAGCCGATTTCCGTCCCGATCAATGAGCTCCTGATCGAGCAGGGCCCCAACAACAAGCTTTCCGGCATCTTCTGGACGCGGAAGATGACGGTCCGCGTCTTGTTCGACACGTGGCCGGAGGGAAAGTTCGGGCACGATCTGAAGGAGATGCACCGACAAAAACCGGAAGGCGAGTTGGATGTCAACGTCGACACCGTCTACGATCGCAAGTCGCGGCGTTGGCACATGCTTGTCTGGTGCGATAAGCAGGACACAATCATCTTCTCGTCCCAGTCACGCACCTGCCCGTGGCTGATCCCGCGCTATTTCCGTGTTCCTGGCGAAACCATGGGCCGCGGCCCCGTCATGCTCGCCATGCCGACGATCAAGACGGTCAACACCGCCGCACGGCTTCAGCTACAGGCTGCCGCGATCGCGATGCTCGGCATCTATACCGCCATCGACGATGGCGTGTTCAATCCGGATCTCGCAGCCGTACAGCCGGGCACGTTCTGGAAAGTCGCGCGCAACGGCGGCACGCTCGGCCCCTCCGTCAACCGCTTCCCGGATCCGCGTCTCGATCTGCAGAATATCGTGTTGAACGATCTGCGTATGGGCGTGAAGGCCACAATGATGGACCAGAGCCTTCCGGCCGACGGTGCCGCCGTGCGCTCGGCAACCGAAATCCTGGAACGCGTGAAACGCCTGGCATCCGACCATCTCGGGGCATACGGCCGCCTCATCAAGGAGGTTACCATCCCGGCCATCAAGCGCGTGCTCGAGCTCGCCTACAATCGCGGCCTCATCCGCAACGAGATCCCGATCGACCAGCTGATCACGAAGGTGAAAATCCAGTCGCCTTTATCGATCGCCCGCGAGGCCCAGCGCATCGAGAAGATCATCCAGTGGCTCCAGATGGTCTTGATGATCCTGCAGCAGGGCGCCAGCCGCGTTGCGCATATCGAGGTGGCGCTTTCCGATATCGGGCGCCAACTGGGCGTGCCCGACAACTACATCGTCACCAGCGACGAGCGCAAGAAAATGGACGAGGCAGCAGCACAAACCGCCGCGCTTCAGGCTGCTGCCGCAGCCGCCGGCGTCACAGGAGCGACAGCATGATCAGCCCGCAGGATCTTCAGAACATCATTGGCGGCGCGGCTCAGGGCGGGTGGGACTGGTTCGAAAAGGCCGATCCGAACGTCAAGCGCGCGCTGGACATCCAGCAGGAGAAGGATGCCGAGGACGCCAAGGCAATCTCCCGCGCATGGGCGCGCTTCGCCCGAAGTGCCGACGGAAAAAAGGCTCTGGAGCGGCTCTTCGACACGACGTTGCGGCGCACGGTGTTTTTCGTGCAGCTCGGGCTGGATCCCATGTCCATGGCCGTGTTCGGCGCGTTTCGCGAGGGGCAGAACGCCCTCGCGCATGAAATTGCCCGGCAAATATCGATGGGCAATCAGGAGGCGATCAAGCCTCGGGAAACCTGAAAGGAAGGCGTGACATGAGAACGATCCTTGAGCGGTATATGCCGATCTTCGACGCGGGTGGCGGCGGTGCTGGCGGTGGTGGCGATCCGGGCGGCGGCGGTGGCGGGGCCTGGAGCGCCCCCCAGGGGCTTCCCGCCGAATTTTCGGGCACGAATGCGGACGAGGCGCTCGGCAAGCTGCTCACCGGTTACAACGATCTGAATACCCGGTTCGGCGGCATGCGCGAAAAGCTGGCGAAGATGCCGGCCGCACTGGAAAAGCCGGACCTCTACACCTTCGATCCTGGTGATAAGCTGAAGCCCTATTTCGGCGATCTCGCCAATAACCCGGCTTTCGGCCATGCGCGTACCGCTGCACACAAATACGGTCTCAGCCAGGAACAGTTTGCCGGCTTCATCAGCGACACCTATGCCCCGATGGTCGATGCCGGACTGCTGCCGGCGCCGTTCGATCCCGGCGCCGAGCTGAAGAATTTCCAGACGGCGACCGGGCTCGACAACAAGATGGCGCACGAGGTGTTAACCGCGAACCAGACGTTCGCCGAGGGGCTCGCCGCGCAATTGCCTGGCGTCCCCGAAAACCTCAAGGCCGATGTTGCGGCAACGTTGGTCGGGATGACGGATACCGCGGTCGGCAACATCCTGCTGCAGGCGCTGTCCACGCGCCTCGCCGACAATGGCATTCGCATCTCCGGCAACGGTGGGGGCCAGGGTGAGTTGACGCCCGACGACCTGAAGAAACTCGACGCCGACCCGCGTATCGACCCGCGCAACCGCGACCACAAGGACCCGGCCCAGCGTTTCGATCCCGATCTGCGCAAGAAATACGATGACGCCTATAACCGGCATTTCCCCAGCCGGTAAAAGTTGACCGGACTTCCGCCCGCTTATCGTCAAGATCAGCACACGGGCGGACCTGCAAAGCCCGCGGCCTCTCCGGCCTTCTGACCGGACCCGCGGGCTTTTCGCGGCCTCTCCCCCTCGGTGCCTTTCCCAATCATCGAGGATGTTTCCATGACGCAGAACGCGCCGAACTGGAATACGACCCAGTACGCAAATCGTGCGATGCACATCTATCAGCAGAAGGGCAACCGCCTGCGGCCGACCGTCACCCAGGCGATGCGCATCGAGAATAATGAAAAGGGTGTCTTCTGGCTCGCCGGCAAGACCAAGGCCAAGAAGGTCGAGCGCCGCGAACGCAACCAGCCGGGCAACGGCGAGCGGAAAAAGGTCGAAGTGCCGCTCGCGACCTGGAAGGCATTCGACGTCATCGAGGAATACGACGTCGACCGCATGAGCGTCGACGAGAAGGAAGTCGTCTACGAGAGCGGCGCCAACGCCCTCGGCCGGGCGACCGACATCGAGATCTACGCCCAGATGACGACGGCCGTGCCTACGGTCGGCGGGCTCGACTTCTCGGCGGGCGCTTTCGGTGCCGCCAATGCCCTGACGCTCTGCGCGGCTCTCCAGAATGACAAGGTTCCCTGGGACGGCAACGTCTATTGCGGCCTGCCCGCGCTGCAGTGGAACCAGCTCCTGGCGAACAAGGTCGTGAACTCGGCCGATCACGTCGGCCCGGACATTCCGTTCGTCAAAGCGACCGACACCCGCTTCTGGAACGGTGTCAACTGGTTCCTCTTCGTCGAGGAGGATGCCGAGGACCTCTACCCGGTACCCGAAGCCAACAAGCAGGATCTGTTCATCTGGCACAAGTCCGCCATGGGGTGGGCCAACAACACCGACCTCAGCGTCATCACCGCCTGGGACAACTACGAGAACTGGTGGACGGTGAACATGACCTGCAAGGGCGCAGCCTCGCCAATGCAGGAAGGCAAGGGCATCAAGCGCTTCCGCACCTCCAGCAACTCCGCGATCGCGATCACGTAACGCCGGCGCCGGCGCCCGCGCCGGCTCCATACTTTCCGCTCAACCAGCACAGAGGAGCCAATCATGGCTTTCGACAAGAAGGGGTTCCGGACGACCGACTTCATGTTCAACCCGTCCGGCGTGGCCGGCGCCAATCTCGGCCGCCACGTCTATGTGACCAACGATGACACGGCCGCCGTCGAGACGGCAGGTTATTTCAACGCGCTCGCCAAGCTCCTGAAGAAGGGCGACCACATCGACATGACGCTCGATCTCGATGGCACGGTCATGCGGCGGAACTACATCGTCACCGCCAACACCGGCTCGGCCGTCACGATCGCCGACCAGAACGTCGCCTGACGCCTGGCTGCCTTGTCCTCGCCGGCCGTCACGCCGCCGGCGAGGGCTTGTCATTTCCGGAGACCCCGCTTTATGGCCCTTCTGACAGCGCTCGACATCATCAACACCGCCTGCGCCATGATTGGCGAGGAGCCGGTGCAGAGCCTCACCGACGATCTCGGCGGCGGGCAAAGCGCGTCACTCCTCTATGAGGCCGTCGTCGACTTCAATCTCGGGCTTCAGCCCTCCGGTTTCCAGTTCGCGCGCGAGGTTCGTCAGCTGTCGCGTGTCGCCGGCGTGACGGCCTATACCGGCTACGCCTATGTGTTCGAGGTGCCGGCTCCGTATTCAGGCCCACCCGTCTTTTTCACGGATGACCCCAGTGATCCGGATCGTCGGTATGATCGCTTCCTGCTCACCTCCGGCCGCGTCCATGCCAGCGACGATCCACTCTACGCCATGGTGAAATTCCGGCCGGATCCGCATCGCTGGCCCGCTACGTTTCGCATGGCGACCATGACCGCGCTCGCCGCTCAACTGGCCTTCGCGATTGCCTCTGACCGCAACACCATGCAGATCAGGCAGCAAGAGGCCTACGGCTCTCCATCCGATAATTTCCGGGGCGGGCTCATGCGCACGGCGCTCTCCGAGGACGGCTTCGCCAATCCGCCGCGCCGCGTTTCGATGGCCCGAAATCCCCTCGAGCAAGCCTGGAGAGGCTGATGGTCGCCCGCCCAGGACGAATGCAATCGGCTTTCACCGCCGGCGAGCTCGGCCCGTATCTCCATGACCGCACCCAGTTGAAGTACTTCTCGACCGGGGTACAGCACGCAGAGAACGTCGTCATGATCCCTCAGGGAGGGTTTCGTAGCCGCGACGGTCTGCGCTTGATAGGCGACGTCCACCCGGAAGCCGAGAAGATCTTTCCCTTCCATGCGTCCAGCGGCGCGGTGTACGATCTCGTCTTCGGGGGCGAGACCTGCCAGGTGTGGTCCGCCTCCGCCCAGGAAACATCGTTTACCGTCGCCGGCATCTCGTCAGTAGTGCCGGAAATGACCTACGCCCAGCGGTCCGACACCATGTTCCTGTTTCACGAGGATCTGCAGTCGAAGCGTATCCGGGTGACAGACAGCGGGTGGATGGTCGATGACCTGCCGTACCAGAACCTGCCGAACTATGACTACGGCGGGGCCTATACCAACGGCGTCGCCGCGAAGTGGCGCCTCGAATTTGTCGGCCTCACGAGCGGCACCACGATTTTTGTCCTGACGGTCTCGGGCCAGGAGACGCAGTCGATCGCCTACAACTCGACCATGGCGACGCTCGCGGCCGATATCAGCGACGCGCTTGCGGACTTGCCGAACGTCTCGGCCGGCTTCTCGGTCACATCCCCCGGGGCCGGTAAGATCGAAATCACTTTCTCCGGATCCGGCAACGAAGGCGATGGATGGGCGGTATCCGGCCGCGTCATCAACAAGGCCGATGCCGCGATTGTCGCGGCCAAGCGCGTTTCCGGCGTCATGCCCGGCGAGGCTGTCATCTCCGACGATCGCGGCTGGCCGCAATGCGGCGTGTTCTGGCAGCAGCGCCTTTTGGTCGGCGGCTTCAAGTCCCTGCCGAACGCCTGGATGATGTCCTTGCAAGGCAACTATTTCAATTTCGATATCCGCTTCACCGAGGCCAACGGCCCGGCACTCATCCCCATGGACAAGGCGGGCGGTGAGAAGATCGAACGCATGGTCGACAACCTCAATCTTCTGATCTTCACCACGGAGGCGGAATACTGGATTGCGGAGCGCTCGCTTTCCAAGACGGAAGCGCCAAACCACGTGCAGGCCTCCCGCAACGGGATCCGTCGCGGAGTGCCCGTCATCGAGAACGAGGGTGCCGCGCTTTGGTGCCATGCCAACGGCTCAACGATGGGCGAGCTTCGGTACACCGACGTCGAGGGAAACTTCGTCGCGATCGACACCTCCCTTCTAGCGTCCCATCTTCTTGAGGATGTCGTCGACCAGGCGTCGCGCCGATCGGCCGCCTCGATGGACGGAAACATCCAGGCGATTGTTCGGTCAGACGGCCAAGCGCGACTGGTGACCCTTCTCCGCGAACAGGAGGTAACAGCCTACACGCGCCTCACGGCTGACACGACGTTCAAGGCGGTTGCCCGAAATGCACGGAACGAACTCTCCTTCATTGCAGACCGCGCCGGCGCGCGGTCGCTGCAGCGCCTTGAGCCGGGCCTATTGCTCGACGAAGCGATCAACGTCACCTCTGATAGTCCGGAAGGGATCGTAACCGGCCTCGGCAGGTTCAACGGTCGTACGCTGTGGGCAATCGCCGACGGCAACGTCTACGGGCCGTTCACCGTCAGCGGCGGCGCGATCGTCCTTCCCATCGCCGCGCGCCTTGTCACAGTCGGCACTTGGCGGCCGCCAGTCGTGTCCACCCTGCCGCCACCCCGAGAGGTCGGACCGAATGTGGTTCTGAAGCGGAAGGCGCGCATCCATACGGTGCATATTTCCGTCGTCGACACGACCAGTCTCGCAATCGGCACCAATGGCGGCCAGATCCGTGAAGTCGACCTCTATCGCTATGGCGTGCTCGCCGACGTCCCGGAACTCTCCCAGGGCTTCACCGGGGAGATCAAGATCGCGGGACTGCGCGGCTATTCGGATGCTCCCTTCGTCACCATCTCCCAGCTTCGCCCCGGTAGACTGAACGTGCGCTCCATTACCGTCGAGACTGCATTATAGGGAGACCGGCATGGAGCTCGCGCTCGGGGCTATCGGCAAACTATTCGGTGCAGGCCTGACTGCGGCATCGGGTGCGGCAACGGGTGCCGCGGGTGCAGCCGCTGGCGCTGCCGGCGCGGCGGCGACTGGCGCCACCGCAGCAACCACGCTTGGATCGGGCGCATTGGGTGCCCTGCAGGGCTTTACGACAATTCTGAAGGTTCTCGGCGGCCTGGGCGCGGCCGCCGCTTCCGCCCGTGCAGACAATCAGCTGGCCGACCAAACAGACCTGCAGGCGGGGCAGGAACAATTGCTTGGCGAGCAGCGAAAGACGAAGATGAGCCGGGAGCTCGCGCGGGTCCTCGGCAACAACCAGGTGGCCTTTGCGGCGGCTGGGATCGACCTGACGCAGGGGATCGCTGCCGATAATGCGGCCAGTGCAAAACAGCGCGCCGCCAGCGAGATCTCGATTGACCAGCAGGACACGGAATTCAGGCGCGCCCTCTACCGCATGCGCGCCGGCGGATATCGCGACCGCGCCCGAGCGACGAAGGGCGGTGCGGTGCTTTCTGCGCTTGGTGACGTCGCCGGACTTGGCATCAGCCTGGCGGAGCGCGGCTAATGGCGAACCGCTCTTCGCGTGATCCCGGGCAGCTCGCCCGCTTCGACATGTCCGCGGGTATTTCGCCGGACGTGCCGTCCTACGCTATTTATACCGGCCAAGCTGCCGAAGCCCTGGCCGCGGTCGCCGGCAGCCTTTCCACGCGCCTCGGCCAGATGGCCGATCGCGCCGCAAAACGCGAAGGTCAACTCGCCGGTTTGACGGCCGGCCAGGAGGCCGGCGCGGCCTATCTGCAGCAGCAAGCCGCAATCGGAGAAGCCGCCGGCGTTGCTGGAACCGGCCCCTGGTATGAGCAGGCAAAGGCCCTCCTTCGTAAGGAGGAGGGATTTCGTGATACCCCCTATTGGGACAAGACCGCCCACCGCGTCGGCTATGGATCGGACACGACGGTTACGGCCGATGGAAAAGTCGTGCGCGTCACGCAGAACATGCGGATCTCGCGCGAAGATGCCGAACGTGACCTCGACTATCGTCTCACCCAGCGGGAGGGCAAGAAGGCGCAAACCCAGATCGGCGCGATGTGGGAGCGCTTGCCGGCGGGCGCAAAGGCCGGCCTTGCGTCTGTTGCCTACAATTACGGCTCGCTTCCCGCGAGCGTGGTGGCCGCGGCCAAGGGCGGCGACGTGGGCGCCATCGCCGACGCCGTGGGAGCGTTGCCGGCAAACGCCAAGCGCCGAGCAAGGGAGGCAGCCCTTATAAGAGGGGCTGCGTCGCAACCTCCATCAGAGGGGGACACCCAGGTCGTTAAGCGTCCTGTAGATGACAGCACAACGGCGCCTGTCCTATCGAAGGAGCCACTTGCCCTGCGCCATGACGGCACCATTCGCGGTGACGCCTTCGACGACGCCGCGCTATCTGCCTGGGGTTGGCGGATGCAGGAAGGCGTAAGCTCCGACCTATTTGCAGCGCAGCTCGAGCACGAGGACGACCCGGCGGGCTTTGCCGCCGCCGCCGGCAAGATCCGCGCGAAATATGCCGCCGAGCTGCCGGACATCAAGATGCGCGAGATGTTCGAGGAGACCTTCGCCAAGAACACGCGGGCGTACGCGATGAATATCGCCTCGCGCCAGGAGGCGCGCCTTCGCCAAGAGCAAGAAGCCTCCTTTGCCGCCGGGCTTTCCGCAAAGTCGGTCGACATCGAGCGTCAGGCGCAGGTTCTCGGCGCCAATCCGCAGGGCGATGCGATTATTGGCGACCAGGTCGCAACCCTGCAGCGCTCGATCGACGGCGCCGTCGAACAGGGCATTATCTCGCCGGCACAGGCCGAGACGGAAAAACAGCGCATTGCCAAGACAGCCGCCTTCGGCCGCGTCCAGGGCGTGTTCGAGGCACTGCCGACCGCGGAAGCTAAGGAGCAGTTCGCGCTTGAGCTTCTCGAGGACTGGCGCGCGGGCAAGGGGCCGATGGCGAAGCTGCCCTTCGCCGAGGTCAAGGCGCGATCCGACATCCTCTTCAACGAGGCGCGCGCCCAGATCAATCGGCGGATCGCCGCCAACAAGGGGGAGGCAGCTCGCCTCGATGCGCTGATCAAGGACGACGTCGCCAGCATTGCCGCCGGCGGCAAGGGGCTCGATCCAGCCGAGAGTGGCCTCAGCGTAGACCGGTTGCGTGATGTCGCCGGCGACGAAGCCGTCACGGCCTGGCAGCGCGAACAGGACAAGGCCCGCAAACTCTACTCGGCAACGAACGGCATGGAAGTGCAGAGCGCGGCCGACATAGCGGACCGTCTGAAGGTGATGCGGCCGGAACCCGGCAAGCCTGGATACACAGACGATCTGGCTGTTTTCGAGGCCGCGCAGAAGCGTGCCCAGGATGTCTTGAAGGAGCGCGAGACCGATCCTCTTGGCCAGGCGGCCCGAGGCGGCGCGCTGGAGCTCTCCACGATCGACCCGACGTCGGCCGAGGCACTTGCCGGCAGTCTGCAAACTCGTCGCGCGCAGCGCGACCAGGTCGCCGGCCTCTACCAGCAGGACGTGCCCTATTTCCGGCCAGGCGAAAAGGAGATGCTGTCCTCGGCGCTGATGCGCCAACCAGAAATGCTGCCGGCTTTCGCGCAGACCGTCGCCAAGGTGTTCGGACGGCAGGCGCCCCGCGTGCTCTCCGAGCTTTCGGACGATGCGCCTGTCATCGCTCATGCAAGCGGCCTTGCGCTCGCAACGGGCGATACTTCGGTGGCGAACGACGTCGCCAACGCACTCGCCATGAAGCGCGAAAAGGTCTTTACGGCGAAGATGCCATCCCTCGGCGACATGAGCAATTTCGCCGCCGGTCAGATCGGCGGCGCTCTGGCGGCGGACGGGCGGACGCAAAGCGCCATGGTGCAGACCGCGGCTATCCTCTTCGAGCAGGCAGCGAACCTGCAGGGCTTCGATCCCAGCGACCTGAAGACGGAAGGATCGATCGCGCAGCTCGCCTTCGCGAAAGCACTCGACCGCGCCGCCGGCGGCCGTTCCGTTGGTGGCGTTGCCTATGGCGGCCTCGGTGAAGTCAATGGTGGCCGCATCGTCGTCCCCGCCGACATGCCAAAGGATCGCCCTCAAGCACTCCTCCAGGATCTGACGGACGAGCAGCTCGCCATGCTTCCACCGATCCGAAGCGCGAACGACTTCCCCATTCCGGTCGATCGGATCCGCAATGCACAGCTCATCTCCGCTGGCGACGGCCTCTACCGCGTCGCGCTCGGCGACGCGATGGGCGACGAGCCTCAATTCCTCGCCAATCCTGACGGGGGTTTCTGGCTGCTGGATATCCGCGCCCTCGAGCGCGTGGCCGCCAACACACCGGGCGTCAAGGATTTTAACCTGTTCGGCTGGCAGCCTGCGAGGTAGGCATGAGCTTCTGGTACAGCGACCTTAGCAACGAGCGGCCGACGTCGATCGCCGGCGGGCAGTCTTCGCTTTCGGAGATATACAACGCAGCCTCCGAGCAGCTGAGGTTCGTCGACAACTCCAATTCGAGCTCGGAAGCGCTCACACGCGCCTACGCTGACCGGATCCAAGCTATCCAGGAGGCGACGGGCGAGACCACCGTCAATCCGATGGAGGCGGACCGCCGCGATCTGGATGTGCCCGGCGACCCGAACTTCACGCCGACAGCCGCCGTGCCGGTCGATCCGATGCGTCAGGCGCAGCGCTTGCAGGCCAGTGTCGACGGTTTCAATGCCTGGCTTGCCGACGTGGCGAAGCGGCATCCGGATCAGGCCGGGATCATCCGCGCCGACACTCCCGTCGAGCGCGATGCCGAGGCGCTGGCCCGCCACGTCGATGAACACCTTGCGCAGACGCTTGCGGCCCGCGACGGCATCGGCAAATGGGCGGCACTGTTCGGCGGCGGCATTCGCGGAGCATTCTACGACCCCTTGCAGGCGTTGACGCTCATCGCCGGCGGCGGCCCAGGGGCTGCGCGCACGGTCGGCGGCCGGATCCTGACGGTTGCCTTGAAGGAGGCCGTCATCAATGGGGGCGCCGAGGCGATCATGCAGCCGGATGTCCAAGCCTGGCGAGCGAAAATCGGCCTCGATGCCGGCTTCATCGAGGGGGCGAGAAATGTTGCTTTTGCCGCTGCGCTCGGCGCCGGCTTCGGCGGCCTGGTGCAGGGCGGCGCCGAGGGCGTCTCCCGTATTCTTCGCGGACGCGCCCTCGACCAGGCGGCCGAGATCGTTGCAGCCGATCCCTCCGCCCACGCGGCCCTGCGCGAAGGGATGGCCGGCGATGGCGGACGGGCTGCCGAGATCCTCGCGCCACTACGCCACGCGTTGCCCGCCGACGCCCGCGGGGCGATGGATGTCTTGAAGCTTGACCGCGAACTCGACGAGATCCGCCCAGCCGCGGCGACACCAGAGATACATGAGCAGGCGATCGCGCGCGCGGTTCGCGCCGCCCAGGAGAACGGCGCCTTTCATTTCGATGCAGATCCCGCACAGGTGCAGCGCATCGTTGCGCACCTGGTGCCGGAGGCGTCCGCATCCGGGTCCCGGAAGGGGGACGCAACCTTGCAGCAGTTCCTGATGCGTGCCGGCGGCGTCGAGGATTTCAAGGGTGAAATTGCCGCCCTCGGTCTCGGAAACGCCTCAGAGCGCTTCGTTGGCCGCCTGGTGAAGGACGGCGGCATGCCACTCGACGAGGCGCGCCGCGCGGCGGCCGAGGCCGGTTATTTCAATCACCTCTATGGGACCGCGGACAATGCCGTGGAAAAGAGCACGGTCGCCGACCTGCTCGACGAGCTCGACGCTGCTGCCCGCGAAGGCGCACCGGCGGCAGACGACGGCGGACGCGCTTATGCCGAGAGCCTGGTGCACGAGCTCGTGACGCGCGCGGGGCCGGCCGTCGACGACACGCTGATCCTGAAGGCGGCCGAGCTCGTCAACGCAGAGAACATCGCGCCGGCTGAGGCGCTCGACCGCGTATTGATCGCGGCCGACGAGGCGGATCGCGTGACAGGCTCGGCAACCAGGCTGCCGACCGCTCCGGAGCGCATAGACCAATCGAGCCTGCGCGGCGGCCTCGACGATCCCGGCCGGCCCATCGAGGACACATTCTTCACGGATGCGGATATTGCCGATCTTCCGGACGACTTCGAAATCCCCTTCTTCGACGACGGCCGCGCGGCGACGCCCGAAGGCCTGAAGGCCGAGCTCGAGCGGCTCGACGATCTTTCCATGCTGGTGGAGGCCTGCCGGGTATGAGCTTCAACGATTGTCTCAATAACGCCGTCGAGGGCGGTGCGCTCTCGAAAGAGGATGCAAAGAGGCTCCAGCGGCAGTTCGATCGCTTTCGTGAGAAATTTGCGGGCAACAGCGAGACGATGGCCGATGCCGAGGCAAAGCGTGCCCTGGCGGAACTCCTGAAGGCGGAGAGCGCACACCAGAAACGGAAGGCGAAACTGTCCCTCTCGTCGATCAAGCGCATTGCCGCGGATCTGGGATCGTACAAGAACGCCAAGGGGGAGCACGATATCGGCGCCGCTGCGCTCGATCTCCTCGAGCACTATGGAACCGCTCCGTTCGACAGTGTCGAAGGGCGGCGCAAGGCGATCGTCGGCATGGCTCACGCGCGCATGGATGATCTCCTTGCCCATTTCCGCCGGTCGGCGATCGCCGGCGACAAGCTGCGCCACAACCGCGCCCAGCTCGACAACGTCGTGAAGGAGGCCTTCGGTGAAAATAGCGGCGATGCCGTCTCTCGGCATTTCGCGAAGGTGTGGGAAGACACGCACGAATGGCTGCGCCAGCGCTTCAACGCCGCCGGCGGCGCAATCGGCAAGCTGGAACGCTGGGGTCTCCCGCAGCATCACGACGCGCGGGCACTCCGAAAGGTCGGTCTCCAGCAGTGGAGAGACGATATCCGGCCGCTTCTCGATGTCGGCCGCATGAAGCATCCTCTCACAGGCGAGGCTGTCGACGCGCGCGAACTCGATGATATCCTCGAGGGGATATGGACGAACATCGCCACCGAAGGATGGGCTGGCCGGGATCCCATGCGCCAGTCCTTCGGCACGGGCGCCCTCGCCAACCAGCGGGCCGAGCATCGCTTCCTCGTCTTTCGGGACGCGGAAAGCTGGATGCGCTACCAGCGCGACTATGGCGGAGGCGGCGATGCCTTCGCCGCGATGATGGGGCACATCAACGGCATGGCGAAGGACGTCGCTGCTATGGAGGTGCTGGGGCCGAACCCGAATGGCACGATCGAGTGGATCAAGCAGGGGCTGACGAAGGAGGCCCAGCTGAAGGCGGCCGGCAAGCCCAGCCGATTCGCCGGTAAATCGGCGAACGCACTCGACGCGGCCCGCGGCATTGAGCGGAAGATCGACGCGGTATGGGGATCGATCCGTGGCACGCTCGAGACGCCGGTCAACGGGCGATGGGCCGCGGGACTTGCCGCCACGCGGGGTCTGATCACGGCCAGCGTTCTCGGCTCCGCGGCGATATCGTCTCTTTCGGATGTCGGCACCACGATGGCCGCCCGGCACTTTGCCGGCATCGGAGCCAAGGGTGCCTTCGCGGATCTCGTCAAGGCTCTTGGCAACCAGACGCGGCGCGAGGCTGTCGCATCCGGCCTGATCCTCGATGAAGCAATGCATGTTTTCCACGCCCAGGCGCGCTATGTCGGCACGATCGACGGCCCGGGCTGGTCGAGCTTCATTGCTGATCGCGTGCTCACCTATTCCGGCCTGACACCCTGGACGCAGGCTGGGCGCCATGCTTTTGGCCTGGCTTTCATGCGGACGGCCGCCGAGAACGTGGGAAAGACATTCGACGCGCTTCCGGAAGGGCTGCGCTCTACCTTCGCCCGGTATGGTATCCGTCAGGCCGACTGGGAAAAGATGCGCCGTATGCCGATGCATGACATGGGCAAGGGCACGAACTTGCTGCGGCCGAATGAAATCGCGGAGCGTGTCGACGAGCGCCTAGCCGAAAAATATCTCGGCATGATCCAGTCCGAAACGGAATATGCAATTCCGTCCGGATCGCAACGCTCGAAGGTCTTCATGCTCGACCAGAACCGGCCGGGCACATTCATTGGCGAGGTGCTGCGCTCCTTCGCACAGTTCAAAAGCTTCGGCGTTGTCTTCCTTTTGCTGCACGGCCGTAGGATCCAGGACATGCTTTCGTCCGGACAGAAGATGGCTGCCGCGGCGTACGCCGGATCGATCTTCATCTCTACGACACTGTTCGGTGGCGCGGCCCTGCAGCTGAAGCAGATGGCGCAGGGGCGCGACCCCCAGGACATGAACCCGATCAGCAGCCCTGAATTCTGGGGAGCCGCCATCCTGCAAGGCGGCGGCCTCGGGATCTATGGTGACTTCCTCTTTTCAAACCTCAACCGTTACGGCGGTGGATTTGCGAGCACTTTCGGCGGGCCGTTGATGCAGCGCGCAAACGACGCCTGGAACCTGACGGCCGGAAACGTGGTGCAACTTGCCAGCGGAGAGAAGACGCATTTCGGCCGCGAGCTCGTGAAGTTCGCCAAGGCCAATACCCCGGGATCGAGCATCTGGTACGCTCGGCTTGCCTGGGAACGGCTGCTGATGGATCAGCTGCAGTTCCTGGTCGATCCCGAGGCGAACAAGGCGTTCAAGCAGCGCCAGCGCTTCTTCGCGCGAGAATACGGCCAAGGCTTCTGGTGGGCCCCCGGCCGGCTGGCACCTTCGCGCACGCCGGATCTCGGAGCGCTGGGCGGCGGTTGACCCGACTTCCTCCATGAAAAGATCAGCCATCTGAAACAGAGGGTCGGTCCCCTATGAGTGTCGTCCTGCCGATCGAGGAAGACCCGCGCTACCGCATTTATACGGCCAGTGCCGGACAGACACAGTTCGCCATTCCGTTTCCGTTCCAGCAGGCCGCCGACATCGCCGTCGCCCTACAGACGGCTCCGGGCGTATGGGAGGAGCTGTCGGCTCTGCTCTTCGACATTTCAGGCGCCGGAGGCGCGGAAGGCGGAATGCTCCAATTCCATGTCGGACGGGCAGTCGGCGAGAATATCCTCGTGCTGGGGAAAGCTGTCCTCGACCGCCTCGGCTCCATCACGCGCGCTGGCCGCTTCTCAAGCGAGCTTACTGACAGCGAATTCGATCGGGTCCGCATCATCCAGCAGGAAACGGCACGCGATGTCGCGCGGGCGATCAAGATGGACTATGGCGGCGCGCCCTTGACCGTCGCGCCGGATCTTGAAGACGGTCAGGTGCTCGTCAGATCCGGCGACTATCTCGCCGGCGGACCGAACGCGACGGCGATCATGGCTGTCGGCGAGGCCGCCGCCGCATCGGCCGACGCCGCGGCCGCGTCAGCTCAGGCCGCGGCAAATTCCGCCACAGCAGCGGCCACCTCTCGCGCCGCGGCGCAAAACCTCGTCGACGCGGCGCAGGCCGCCTACGTCGGCTTCCAACCCGGGACGTTCTACGACCTTGGGAGGGTGACCGACGCGATCCAGCTTTTCCCCGGCGATCTTGGCCGGGTCACCGATCTTTGAAGGGGCGGAGATGGCGACACCAATTCAACAGCTCAAGGGCACAGCAGCCGAACTCGATGCGGTGACGCTGCCCAATGGGGTTATCGTCTGGGACGAGACCAACAAGATCTTCCGCGGCCACGACGGAGTGACACCCGGCGGGCACAAGCTCGTCGGCAGTGTCGCGCTCGACGCGTTGGTGGCGGCCGTGGCCGGCAAGGCATCGCTTGCCGGTGACAATATGTTTTCCGGCGCCAACACCTTCACCAAGACCCAGAAGTGGTCCAAGGGCGCCGACGTTGTCAGCGCTGCGGCTCTGACGCTCGGCGATGACGGCAACTACTTCGACGTGACGGGAACCACGGCCATCACCTCGATTGCGACCGTCGGCGTCGGCACGGTGATCAAGTCGCACTTCGACGGGGCGCTGACGCTGACGCACCACTCGACGGACCTTGTTCTTCCCTATGGCGTAGACATTTCGACCTACGCCGGCATGGAACTGGAGTTCGTCGAGTACGACACCGGGAAATGGCGCTGCGTCAGCTTCGTATCTCCTCCATTGCTCCATGTCCGCGATCAAAAAACATCTGGGACGGAAGGTGGGACCTCGATCAGTGGCACGCAGGTACGTACGCTGAACACCGTCGTGTCCAACGGAATTTCTGGGGCCTCACTTTCCAGCAATCAGATCACCTTACCCGCAGGCACTTACGACATCTTTGCAAGCGTCCCCGCCATGAGCGCCCCGAGACACAAGGCTTGGCTACGCACCTCTGGCGGCTCTCTCATCGTTGCAGGTTCATCGGAAGGCACAGCCGGCTCGACCTCTGTTGTGACGAGAAGCCTTATCAAAGGCCGCTTTACGCTCGCCGTAGCGACCGTACTTGAGATTGCACACTACACGTCAGCAGCTCTTGCATCTACCGGCCTTGGATATGCCGGCGGAGCTGCGGGCATTCCGGAAGTCTACACCGATATCACGATCAGGAAGGTGGCCTGATATGCCCCACGCTCTTATCGAAAACGGGGTCGTTGTCCAACTCGACCTCACCGGCAATCCGCCGCAAGGTTACGTCGAGTGCCCCGATGAAGTGCAGCCCGGTTATATCTACGACGGCGAGACTTGGACAGCTCCGCCGATTCCGGAGCCGCCCGAGTCGGTCACCATCGTTTACCCCGTAGATCTCTGGTCAAGGATGACGGATGCGGAGGCCGAAGCGGTCGAAGCCGCGATGGCGACCCAGCCAGTCCGTATCCAGAACATTTTCCGTTTCGCATCTTCCTATCGCAGCGACCATGAACTGTGGCCACTGCTGGTCAGCATGGCGACCGACCTCTTCGGCGCCACCAAAGCGGCGGAGATCCTCGCGCCCTCCTGAGCGGACCCGCATTTGACCCTACCTTGCGCGCCGTAAGCTCGGCTCCAGTCTGAAACACTGGGGCCGATGTCATGTCAAAGAAGACGCTTCCCTCCTCCGTTCCGCCGGCGGCAATGATCCTGCTGAAATTCATCGGCGGCATCGAGGCGCCGATGGGCTACGAAACGGTCTACGACAATCACCAGGACAAGCTGCCGGAGCCGTTGACCTCGATGACTGTCAGCGAAGTCTTGCAGGCGCAGCGGAACTGGACGTCCCGCTTCGGCTCGAGCGCGTCCGGCTACTACCAGATCATGCGGGCGACCCTGCTGGGCATCCAGGAGGAGGTTTCCAACCTTCCCGGATCCGCGCGCTACGACGGGGAGCTGCAGGACAGGCTGGGCTACTACCTTCTGGTCCGCCGCGGCTACGAAAAATTCATCGCCGGGCAGATCGGCATCGTCCAGTTCGGCAAGGCGCTGGCGCAGGAATGGGCAAGCTTTCCGGTGCTGGCCGACTGCCAGGGGCAGAAGCGCGCGGTGCGGCGCGGGCAGAGCTACTATGCCGGCGACGGGATCAACAAGGCCCTGGTGATGCCGGATCGCGTCGAGGCCGTGCTGCGGTCGGTCCTGGCGGCCGCCAAGACGGATGCGGACACTGGCCCCCTGCCGGTACCGAAGCCGGAGAACGACAATCCTGCTCCCGCGGCGCCGGCGGAGGATCCCGTGCCCACGCGGCCGTCGGCCGGTTCCGGCCTGGCGGCAGCCGTGGCGGCGGTGGTTGCCGGTGGTGCCGCCGTGTGGGGACTGCTTTCCGACCTGCCGTGCCAGTGGCTCGGCGTCTTGTGCGGAGGTTGAGATGAAGGCGATCATCAAGGCCACGCTCTGGAACCGCGCTGCCCGGGTGCTGGCGCGCTGGCGCACCTACGTCGTCAACCTGGCGCTCGCCGCCCTGGTGGTCGCTCCGGAGCTGATCCATTCGCCCGAGATCCTCGCGATCATCCCGCGCGACTATCAGCGCTGGGCGCTCGCTCTCGCCTTCCTCGTCAACATCTGGATGCGGCCGAGGCCGGCAGTGCTGCCGGGTGATCCGGAAGCGCGGGCGAAGAGGGGGGCGTGCGATGCTGGCTAAGGTGCAGGCGGCCGTGGCTGCGGTCCTGGGCGCGATCGTCGCTGCACTCCTGGTCTTCGCCCTTATGAGCCTCTTCGCTATTCCTGCGGCCCGCAAGGAGGAACGGAAGCTTGCCGAGGCGGCCGCCAAGGACGCCATCTTCGATCAACTCAAGGAGCGAGGGCTCACCGATGCCGCTGTTGAGAACATGTCTGATGGTGAGCTTTGCCGCGCTATTGGCGGCGTGCTCATCGACGGTGATTGCCAGTAAACAGGGCGACGGCGCTGGCTATGCCAGGATGACGCCGAATGCCGGCACGCGCACCTATATTTTCAAGCACGATCCTCTTTTCACCCGGCAGGTGGGCGCTCACAACGAGCAGTGCCTCAAAGATCCGATGTGCAGGAAATGAAGCGCATCGTCGCATTCGCATTGTAGAGGGCGGACTATTGACCAACAAGGATCCCGACATGGTGACCGTCGCGCCGACTTGGAAATGGGAGTGGAACCTCAACACCGTGGTGATCCTGCTCGGATTTGCCGGCGGCTTCGTCGCGTGGGGCGCGACCTGGAACGAGGTCCAGACGAGATCCTTGAACAACAGCTCGGCGATCGACCGGCTCGACAAGAGGTTGACGGCCGCCGAGGTTTCGCTTCGCGCCCTCGACACGCACGAGCTGCGCATCGCCGCGGTCGAGAAGCAGGCGAGCGATGCGGCCGTTTCCATGCGCTCGCTCGAGACGACGCTCAACAGCCTCGGGTCAGACATCCGCGTCGTGCGCGAGATCCTGCAGCGTATCGAGAGTGAGCGCTCGCCCATCACGCGCTGA